TGAGCGTCTGAGAGCGCTGTAGAGACGTGGTTAATTCAGCGCACCGGATGAAATTTCTACGAACCGAAAGTTTACGCAAAAATCGTTTGGATCCCGGAGGCTTCGTTGTCTGCGTTTTCCAAACCGAATCTGCTGAGTGTGCTGAGTCATTCCGGAGGTTTCTCGTTTCTGGGTTTTCAAGTGATGAATAGGATACTAATATATCTGATTTCGAAATTTGGACGTTTTTGCATTCCTTGTATACTTTTTTTTGTTGTATATTTAGTTTTTGTTTTAGTTTTAGTATTTAAGTCTTTAAGTCTTTATACAGGGAAGCAAAAACGTCCAACTTTTTTATATGAGTTTCTCATGTATGTTTTTAAGCTCTTGTATTAAATGATCTTTTTTGCGAAATCAAAATTTATGCGCTAAATTTGCTTTTCGATTAAGTGATTGATTACATTGAATAAAGCAAAATCCCCAAAATGGAAAAAGCCTAGAATTTCAGACCGCTCGAAAACACCCGGATTGACCCTATTTTTGGCAGCCTAAAAGGGCAAAAGGCGCGATTAAATGCCTTTTAAAAAAGGTATTTCTGGCGCCTCTGAGAGCCACGCCAGAATGAGGATTGCAGAAAAAGACAATTTACAAGTACAGTTCGATCACGTCATTGTCGTGTTCAAGCTGCCTTGGATCGACGTTTCGGATGATATAATCGTAGGCCATATTGGTTGGTTTGACCGGAACTACCCAGCGATCTCGGCGCAAAACCGCATCGCATTTCTCCACCATACCCTTATCCCCCAGAAACCGAAGCGTGAATTTCATGGCATGAATGGACACAGTATAGGGCGCCTTATCGCAAATTTCCTGGGCGTCCAGCCACCCTATTCTGCGGTTTTTATCGTCACGAATGCCCTCGCAAATGATCTCAAGAATCAGCCTTTGCTTCTTCGTTATCTTCACTTTGAACCCTCTCAAATGTGGCTTTTTGATCAAGGTAGTCGGTCAGTTTTTGTCGATCAAACGGAGCATCGGGCGCTTGCCAGTCGAACGCCGCAACGGGCAATCTTTTGGGCAGCTCAAGACCCAGGTCCGGGTTGCACCAGATGCCGTATACCGGTGTGGCAAACACCAACTGTTGCAACTCGCGCACCAGCATGGAGACGGTCAAGCCATCAACCCGAGAGGTGCCCTTGTTCATTTTGGCGCCGGTTTTCTCTTTCGCCGAATGCTTGTAGTAGAACAATCGGATGTCGCGAAGCATCGCCTCTCGCAGACGCTCGTTCATGCCGGCAAGTTCCTGTACTACGGCTTCGTGATCGGCCGGGTGACTGACAAACCGACTTTGAAAGAACTCCATGCCTTTGTCGTAAGCGCGGCTTTGGCGTAGGTGACCGTGCTTGAAGCCCGCCTTCAGGTCGAACGGGTTGAACTTGGACATCGAGCTTTGGATTTCGCAGTATTTGGCGCCGTACATGCGCATCGCCAGGTTCACCATGCGATAGCTGACACCGGTGCCGCGGTACAAAGTGTCGGTAACAATGCGCGCCGCCCGAGTCATGTTGCGGTTCAGCCACTTGGCGCGGTGCACGTTGGTGAAGTGAGTGTCATTGCCGGGCCGTATCTTCGGAAACAGGTCGTGACGCGGCCCCAGCATCAAGGATACCGGACAGAACACGATCACGCCCACCAGCTGACCGCTGCCGGTCACGCAGCGGTAATACTGAGGCCCGGCCGGCAGCGCTTCGGCCTTGTAGTGCAAAGCGTGCAGCACGTCCCAGTCGGCGCGGGAGCCCGGCTCGACGTACATTTCATCCATCAGCGAGAACACGCCTCGCGCCTGGTCGTTGCGAACGATGGTCACATCAGGATTGGGCATGGCTCGCTCTCATTTTCTGGTGAATGCGGCCCATCGCTTCAATATCTTCAGGGTGAAGACCGCTGCCGTCCACCTTGACGAACAGATCGTCAACCAGACCCGGAATCAATAGAATCGTGGTGCTTAGGTCCACCTGGTCAACGACGGAATCCAGCAGGGCTTTTAAGTCGTTGACCAGTCGCTTGTTTGCGGCCAGGTCAATCACCAGCTTCGACTCTTCTTCTGGGCAATAGCTGGTGATTTTCTTGCGGGCTTTGAAATCAACTTCGATAACGGTGGCACAGGTCATGATCTTTCTCTGAAAGGCGCGAGCGTCTACGAAGTCGCCCACGCGAGTTATCGTAGCGATTAAGTGTTTGGTACGCTCAACGTCTGAACGTCGCACTGGGAGTCTGCTGCGGGCTCACAGCAACGCTGCGGGCTGTTGCACAGCGGGCACTCACCGCTGTTGTCGTCAAATTTGTGAATGGCGACCCGATCTTGATAATGCTTCTCAATAAACAGACTCGGGCCCAGTTCGTCGATCATGTCCCGATGGGTGGTGGCCACCACCACAATGGCGCCTACCTGACGCGCCATCTTCTGCAGATTGAACGCCACCACGCGCGCGGTGGTTCGATCCAGCACGGCGCCAAACTCGTCAGCCACCCAGACCTGGGCGTTGGTGTGCATCAGCTTGGCAATCCGGAACCGGTACAGCTGGCCGTCGGACAACTCTTTGGGCTTGCGAATGAACATATAGGCGTCGTTCAGCCCGGCGGCCGACAGAATCCGGATGGCGTCGTTGTTGTTTTCACCAACCTGCTCAATCAGCGCCTCATCGACCATATCCACTTCGTCGATGTTGGATACCTTGAACTCGGCGCTCAGCGCTTTGGCGATCTCACGCAACAACACCGACTTGCCCGAGCCTGACTGACCGGTGATAAACACGATGTCACCTGGCACAATTTCCAATTCCAGCTTGTCGTACAGGACAAACTCTTTGGCTTCCAGACCCAAACCAAAGGCTTCGGCGCACTCAAGTACCCGGGCCGAGCGCTGAGTCGTCGTGGTAAAGGATTTACTGACGCTGAATTTCACAGGCAGTGCTCCTGCACGTAGTCAGCCACGGCGTCAACGCCCGCTTTGCCGGTGACCGACTCGGCGACCGCGACCAAGCGACTGAACACCATCCGATGCTCATTGCTGACCTTGTTAAAGCCCAGCACCTCGTTGATGGGGAACTTGCGACCCTTGGCCTTGGCTGCCTTGTCGGCAACGTCCTGGCGCTGGGCCTCAACCTCGTCCTGAATATCCGCGGTGAACGCATCCAGGTTCATATCGCCCAGCTCGTCGATGGCAAAGGTCAAGTCGCGCTCATCAAAGAACATCGACATATCGAAGGCGCCGCTTAAGTGCAGGTCTTTCAGCTCGTCGGCCAGCAGACCGGTGTCGTACTCGGAGCGCGCCGCTTCGTTATCAGCTAGGCGATACGCTCTTACTTGGTCGTTAGTAAGGTTAGAGCGCACAACAACAGGCACCTTGGCAAGCCCCAAAGACAGAGCGGCCAGGCGCCGTCCGTGACCGTTAATGATCACGCTGTCGGTATCCACTTCAATCGGCGACGCATTCCATCCAAATTCTTTGATGGAGTTGGCGATCTTCTTCACCTGCGCCGGCGGGTGCTTCTTGCTGTTATTCTCGTAGGGGATCAGCTTCTCGATCGGCCAAAACTCTACTTTCAATTTGCTCGGTTCACTCATCATCGTCTCGCTCAAAGTCAATTAGGTAGCCGTCCATTTGTTCCCAGGAGATGTCGCGATCCGGATTCAAGGTGCCCTCTTCATCACCTTCCATTTCCAGCTCGTCCCAGGCTTCCTGAAACAGCTTTTTCAGGTCGCTGTCTTTAGCAGCCATACAAAGGCATCCCCGGCGTTCGTCAGAGCGTCGGATTCGGTGAAGCCCTGCTCCTTGGTAATTCGGTTGATGGTGTCGCGAATTTCTTCGGCGTCATCAACCGAGACTTTGAAGCGCAGAATCTCATGCGTCTTGGAGGGTTTGTCTTTGATGCCCAGATCAATCTCGCCGCTGTCAAAATCGTCGTCGGTCAGATCGCTAAGGCTGTCGAGCTGGTTCTGCAAATCGTTGTCGTGATCAAAGTAGCCGGTTAACTCGGCTTCATCGATCGGCAGAATTGCCAACAACTCTTCGATGCTGCCGATGCCGTCGGACAACAACTGCGACAGCTTTTCGTGGTTGTCTTCGCCGTAGCGCCCGTTGTCGAGCAAGGTAATCCGCTTGGCCCGGGCTTCTTCGATCTCGCCCAGGTTGGTGGCCGGCACCTTGGTAAAGCCCAGGGCAATGGCTTCTTCTACGCGGTGCGCGCCGCCGATGATCTCCAGCGTGCCGTCGGGCAACGTGCGCACCAAAACGGGCTTGAAAAAGCCCTCTTGTCGCAAACTGTTTCTGATCTTTTCGCGGTTGATCGGATCAACTTCGTTCGGGTTCCAGGGGTTTTGCTTCAAGTCGCGGGGATCGACTTCGATCTGTGGATATATCGCTGACTGACTCATAAAGTGGTGTACCATACATAGTGATAAGTAAGTATGATTTAACAGAAACTTAAGAACAAGGCAATTTATGAGCAACCAATTGGTACAAATTGTGCATAACGCCGTCCATGCGAAGCTGGTAGAGCCATCGCGGGACGTGCGTTTGCTGGTCAGCGAGATACTCTCGTACAAGGTGCCGGGCGCCGAACACATGCCCACCGTCAACTGGGATGGCGTCAGCAGCCTGTACGAAATGAGAACCAACTCCTTTCCTGCGGGGTTTGTGCGTCTGGTCAAGTCGCGTCTGACGCGCGCTGGTATAAAGGTGCAAGTGCGCTGCAAACCAGCGCCCCCGCCTCTGGGGCCTCTGAACCCCAAGGTAGACGACTTCCCCGACGACCCGCGTTACGACTACCAGCCGGAGATCGTCGAGCGCCTTATTCAGCTTAAGGGCATGATCGCCCAGGTGGCAACCGGTGGGGGAAAAAGTCGGGTGTTCAAGCTGGCCGCAGAGCGCATCAATCGCCCTACCCTGTTCGTCACCACGCGCAAAACGCTGATGTATCAAATGGCGGAGAACTACGCCGAAGCGATCGGCAAGCCCATTGGCATCATGGGCGATGGCATCTGGGAGCCCAACGCGACCGGCGTCAACTTTGCGATCGTAGACACGCTCACGGCGCGTCTGAGCAAACTCACGGTCGAAGATGAAGTCGAGCGCGAGGTGGATGCCTGGCAAGCGAAGATCGACGCCAAGGTGAGCGAATACGCAAAACTCAAAGGGCTGCCCACCAGCGAGAATCTGATGCGCTCGATGCCACCTGAGCTGCGCAAGAAACTGTCTGCGGTGCGTCAGATCATCGAGAAGCGCAACCCGCTGAACGAAGACGCCCTCGAAATCAAAGTGAAGGCTAAGGTGACCCGGCACGAGAAGCTGCGCAAGCAGGCCCTGGAGCTGCTCAAGAGCATCGAGTTTTTGACCCTTGAGGAAGCGCACGAGGTCGGCTCCGACAGCTTCTTTCTGATCTCACAGGCGTGCGTGAATGCGCATTACCGGCTGGCTTTGACGGCGACACCGTTCATGCGGGACGACCAGGGCGCGAACATGCGCTTGATGGCGGCCACCGGCCCCATTGGAATCGTTGTTTCCGAGGAAACATTGATCGATCGCGGCATTCTCGCCACGCCCTACTTCAAGTTCATCGTCAGCAAGGCACCTGCCGGCATTGTGCGCGGCACCAAATACCAGACCGCTTACGCCAAAGGCATTGTCGATAACGCCTGGCGCAATCACCAAGTGGTTAGCGAAGTGCAGAATCTGAAACTGTACGGCTTAACGGCAATGATTCTGGTTCAGCAGACCAAGCACGGCAAGAACCTGGAAAAGATGCTGCGCAACGTGGGTCTGAAGGCGCGCTTCATCTCCGGCGAATCGAACCAGGACAAGCGCGCAGAAGCGCTGGACGATCTCGGCAGCGGTCGTCTTGATGTGCTAATCGGCTCCACCATTCTCGACGTGGGCGTGGATGTGCCTTCGGTGGGCGCGGTGTTCCTGGCCGGCGGTGGCAAGGCAGAGGTCGCGATTCGTCAGCGCATTGGGCGTGGTCTGCGGGCCAAGAAAAACGGCCCCAACGTGTGCTTTGTCTACGACTTTGAAGATCAGGGCAACAATCACCTGGTCCGGCACTCCAAAGAACGCCGACGGATCATCGAAGAGACGAAGGGTTTTGGCGAGCGCATCGTTAAGCATTTTGAGTTTGAGAGGCTGGGCTTCAAGGCGGTCGCATGAGCAACACACCAAAGACGTTTGAAAAGTGGTGGCAGGAAAAATCCACCATTGTGCGCAGTTACGAGCCGATGTGCATTGCCTGGAAAGCCTGGCGCGAAGGTCGCGAACAACTGCTGAGTGAACCGGCAAGGCTTGAGTACCGCTGGTACGACGGCAACCCAAACACGGTCACATTTGGCCAGTGGTGCCCCTGGGAGGAATGCAACCAGGACAAGTATGAGCAAATCGAAGCGTACATAGTGTTTGGCTACAAATACCAAGTGCGCAAGCTTTATGCGGCGGAGGAATCATGACGCGCGAAGAAGCCTTTAAGCTCAAATCGTTCAAGCAACCCTGCACCTGCGGTGGTTACGCGCACAGCGTGAACGGGCGCAAGCCGGCAGACCCTCACATGAGCTGGTGCCCGCAGCGCGAGCAGTACAACGAGTGGTACCGACTCACTCACGATGAAGACGAAGAGCGCAGCTTGCCTCGATAGGAAAGAAAGTCCTTGGCGCTTGCGAACGCAACCCCATAGGTCTGCTGCAGGCCCTGCGATTCGCGAAACTCACCCTGACTGGCATACCCCTGCACTTGCCAGTCAGGCTCATCAACAAGTACCTCCGGCTCGTCCAGCTCTAACACCTGCTGAGCCTTGGTGCGAAAGCACACCTCAAATGCCACCACTTTTTTTACGCGCTTGGTTACGCTAAACCACGCTTTTCCTTGTTTGAGAACATTCAAATCGGTGTCTTGGTCGATTGCTCTTAATGCCGGCACCAGAACGTGGGTCTTCAAATCCTGAAACCGCGGATAGGAGTCTTCCAGGGACATCAGCTCTCTGAACCAGGCAACGTCGAACGAACGTCGGCCCACCGTTCTAAACTGAGTCAGCAGCTCGTACATTCGAATCACGTTGAACGACGGCAGGTGCGCTACGTTGCGCACGCCGTAGTCGGTGTACTGCTCTCGCAGATTGATCAGGTGTTGCATAAAGTCCGGGTGAAACTCGACTTCCCCGTACCCCTCGCCCGGGTGGTATTCTTGAGTGATGATGAATCGACGCCGGCGCCAGGCTGCGGCTCTGTTTTCGGTGGCCGGGATGCGCTCGTGAAACTCACGCTCCCAGGAGGCGTTCAGCCCTGTTTCGATTTGCTTATAGGCGTTTTTCAAACTGATGCCAAACACCTCGGCGTATTCGGTAACCTCAATCCGGTACTTGTTGGTGACATCCTGTGTCTTGGGTTTTATCTTGGTCACGCACAACAGAAGAATGCGATATTCATTCATGGTCAGCTTGAAGCGGGCTTCTGTCAGCTTGTTGGACTTCCGGACTCTCAGCTCTTTGACCACAACGCGCTCCCTTTTAAAGATTTTATATTACTACTTTTAAGCTTTTAATGCTTTTAGGGGTGCTTAAGCCATTGACTCTAAACAAAAAAAACACCCAAAGGGGTAGAGTTTTATGGTCAAAGGGGTAGAGCAATATGGTCAAAGGGGTAGAGTTTTATGGTGCAAGGGGGTAGAGCAATATGGTGCAAAGGGGTAGAGCAATATGGTCAAGGGGTAGAGTTTTATGGTCACTTATCCACAGATCAGCGCTGAGTGTTTCCATGGAAACACTGAAATTCAGGGAATGGTGAAAAACCACAGTGATTATTTTTCATGGCGCTTCAAACGGAAATATCGGATTTGCGCCAACAGGGTAGAGTTTTATGGTTGACGGTCGCACGCAAATACCGCTTCTAAATACCTTTTTCTTAATGTATTATTTCTTACTCAAAGACTATTAAGAGCAAAAACAGATGAATTTATTTGACAACCGCCCGGTGCTTCAAGCCGTGCGAGACTTCTACAATCTCACCGTCGCTCAAGCCAGCACGGTATTGGTCGCGTACCAGCACGGCACCGTGTCGATGCTAACCATGCGCAAAGTCACCGGCTACGATGCCAAGTCTCTGGCGGGCTCCGCAACGGTCAGCGCGCCGGTTCGCATGGGCGTTCTGATTGAGATTGGCAAGACTCGCGTCACCAAGGGCTCAAGGCCCTGCTCTGTTTACAGGCTGGCCCGACCTGATTTGCTGGACGCCGTAATCAAGCAGGCCAACGACGACGCGGAAGAAATGTTCAAACTGATCGACTCTTACGAGGACTCTGCGAAAGCCGGGATCAATACTCAACCTGAAGAAGTGGTGCAATCCGATGAAAGTCTCTGAGAAGTGGTCCATTACAGGCGGCCGTTGTGATTTTGTTCTTACTAAGTTGTCAGTAAGAGTGGATAATAAAACAGGCAAGGAAAGCGCCACCAAGCACCAAAGCTTTCATTCCAGTATCGAGCAGTGCCTGGCCAAGATCGTTCGATCGGAAACCCAGGAGTTTGTGCAGACGGAAGACGGGCAAACGGTGCACCAGCTGCACCAGCTGCTGACCAACATCATGGCCGACATTCGCAACATTGCGGTCGAGCTGAACAACAAAGTCGCAAAGGAAGACAAGCATGGATAACCAGCACAGAAAGATCAAAGGTTACCGGGAGTTATCTCAGGTCGAAATTGACTACATGAACCGGATTAAAGAAAAGGCTGCCGAAGTTGGCGAGCTGATAGAAGCGCTGGAAGAGAGTCCGGAGATTGATAAGCGCTGGCTGGCAATTGCCAAGACCGATCTGCAGAAGGGCTTTATGGCTGCAACGCGATCTATTGCGAAGCCGGGATTCTTCTAGGTCGGACACTAACCCCGGCTACAAAAGCTGACAGTACAGCTCGCCGGGTTAATCAGAGCATTGGGGATAAGCATGAATGTGACCGCACAAATACAGATGCAAAAATACGAATGCCACAAAAAAGTTCTGGCCAAGCCCATGACCCGCGGCCAGTACAACACCTATCGCGGCTGGGTCATGCCGATTGATGAGGACGGTCGCGAAGAAGGCTTTCTGGTCGAGTATCTCGACGGTGGCAAAGGCAACCACCCGGATCACATCGGCTACATCAGCTGGTCACCCAAAATCGTGTTCGAACACGGCTACACAAAGGCGGCTGACTGATGACTCTCTCACTGACCTCACTTCTGCTAATCAAAGTCCTGTTTTTTGCGATGGTGCTGTTCGTGGCGGCTCGGCCCTTGATCACGCATTACCAGGCATACAAGGCGGTCAAACAGATTGCGGCTCAAGGCGACTACCAACTCCGTAGCTCACCAACCCCGCTGCCGAGAGACTGGCTGAGCTACATGCCGGCGGCCGTCGTTCTGACTCTGTTTGCGCTGTCCCCGTTCTCTCAGTAAATCCCAGGATGCGGCATTCGTCGCACCTCACCTTTTGCGTTAGGAAAGCACATGACTACGATCGCCTTTGACGGTAAACAACTTGTAGTGGATTCGATGTCCAGCGCAGACCATTTGCGAATCAGCCGCACCTGCCAAAAAATGTGGCTCAGTGTGGGCACGTTTCGCTGCGTGGCCATGGCCGGTCAGGTGTCTCACTACGCCCCGATTATAAAGTGGCTCGAAGACGGCGCAATACCGGAAGCCTGGGGTGATTGGGACGCCGTGGCCTGGGCCGTGACCGCCGACAAACAAGTGCTGCGCTACACCGGTGGCTATCCGGAAGTCGTGAATAAGAAAGACGCCGACGGCAGCGGTGCTGAAATTGCCATGGGTGCCATGGGCGCCGGTGCTACCGCCGTTCAAGCCCTGGCCATCGCCATTGAGTTCGATCTGTTCACCGGCGGTGAGCTTTCGGTGTTCGACATCAAGAAGTCGAAGCTGGTGCACTAAAGGCTCGCTCTACCGTGCGCTGTGCGCTGTTTTCTACGCGAGTTGATACCAATGCAGCACCGAATCCAAAACGAGCGTAGAAGCGCTCACACAGAAGGGCAAGAACGTGAAATACAAGCTGACACCCAAAGAGCGGTTCAAGCCAATCGAGTACTTGATCACCAACGACGAACGAATCATCTGGGCCACCGAGAATTACAAAGTGTGGCTTGGCGAGCCCATCATGAAGTTTCTGGCGTGGGTCGAGCGCAGAGACATCGGCGAATGCAGTCCAGTCGGCGTCGAATGCACCATTCCGCGGATCACTCGATCCACCCAAACCCAATCGGACGACTGATCGATGAAACTGAAACCAAAGTCAGCAATTTCGCCACTTGCCCAGACCGCAGTCATGACAGATTACCAAAGCAGTAAGCACTGGCAGACGCCTCACCAGGTCAAGCATGAAACAGACGCGATCCGACTGCTGCAGTTTTCCTACGCCCCAGGCGTACCACTGATCATCGTGCCACCCCAGGCGGGCCACCACAGCTACATCGCCGACTACGGCCCGGGTCAGTCCTTGGCCGAGTGCGCCGCGACCTATTACCCGGGTTCGGTCTACGTCATCGAATGGAAATCCTGCACGCACAAGCGCCGCAACGAAGGCATCACCGATCTGCTATTGCAGCTGAACAGCGCCGTGGCCAGTGTCGGCGATTACGCCACTCTGGTGGGCTTGTGCCAGGGCGGCTGGCTGGCCACCATCTACGCGGCACTGCACTCGGAGAACGTGGCGTCCCTGGTGATTGCCGGCGCCCCTATCGACACTCACGCGGGCAAAAGCGTCATTCACAAAGCCGTAGAGATGCCGATGTGGATGTACAGAGTCGCCGTCTTGATGGGCTGTGGGCGAATGCGCGGGCAAACCATGCTGGCGTCCTGGAAGTCGAACGACCCGATCAAGCACTACTTCAGCCGCTATGCCAACCCTGGCGCCGATGCCGATCGCTTCTACAAGTGGTACGACCACACTCAGGACCTGGCCGGCGGCTGGTACCTGTGGGCCGTTGAGTATCTGTTCAAGAAGAACCACCTGTTTCTGAACAAGCTCAAGATAGGCAACACCCGGGTCGATCTGAACGACCTTCAGCAACTGAACTCGATTCATATTGTCACCGGCGAAAAGGACGACATCACCCCTGCAATGCAATCACACGCTCTGCTGCTGTACGCCAATGCAGAGACGCACAGCGTGGACGCCGGGCACATTGGCGTGTTCATGGGCAAGAAGGGCATCAAGACGGTGTGGGCGCCGCTGTTTGCCAAGCTCAGCACCCCAACCAAAAACGCTAAAAGAGCAAACCCATAATGAACCAACCTCAGAAGACGCCGCTAACCGAGCTGCTGCGGGCTATACCACCCACTCAGCGAGCCGAGTGGGCATTTCAGTGGGGCGAAAGTGGGCAACCAACAGGACACGTCATATGTCCATTCGGCAAACTGGCGCACGAAGCAGCAGATGAAATTGACCGCCTATCAGTTTCCCGAGATACCTCGGGAGCAAAGCCGATGACAAACCCAGATTGGGGCATTCGCCCAAATAGGGTCGAGCGTTCGCCAAACGAGCGCACTGTGTATCAGATGCTTGAAGATGCCAACAAGCGCAATCGAGAGCTGCAGGCTCGGGTGACTGAGCTAGAAGCTGTGGCGACATCGGTGCGCGATGATTTACGTCTGCGCGCCGAGCCTGACAGCGACGGTATTCCGGTGGTAGCCCTGGGCTCGTCAAAATGGCAGGCGCTGTGTGAGGTATTAACGCCCAACAAATCGGAGAAAACGCCATGAGCGCAATGCTGGTTCTGATTTACTTCACCGGTGCCTGGTTAACGCTCGCCGCTATTAAGGCAGTGACCGGTCGCGAGATTAAAGGCGACGACGTTGTTCTGGGGCTGGGCTGGCCCATCACCATACCTGCGTTCGTCGTTTACTACCTCGTGCAAAACCGCAAAGATGAGACAAAGAAATGAAGGCAACTATTTGGCTGAAAATACTGACGTGGGTGTACGAATTTGCCGCAAGGCGTCTTGCTAAGCCTGAGTCGAAAATACACAACCCTGTCCCGGGTTATCTGGTTTACGAAAAAGCGATTGAGGCTCTGGGCTGGATGCACGGCGAGTGCATCGTGCGTCAGCAGAACGGCGAAGACCTGAGCAAGATTTACGTCGATGAAATGCTGCTTCGTGCCAAGCGCGATCTGAAACTGAATCGCGTCGTTCAGTGACAAGTCTCAGCCGGGCCGGAGCCGTCAGGCGATGGCTCCGAGCTGAGCGGCTGTATAAGGTTGGCGCATTGGGTGTGTGCTGCGTGGGGCTATCGGGGCGTGTGCTGCGTGGCTGTATAAGGTTAGGCGTTTGCCTGCGTTCGGGGCTTGGGCTGCTCGTTGCGTGGCTGTATAAGGTTACGGCGTTTGGGCGCTGGGGCTATCTGGCGCGTGCGCTGTGTGGTTGTATAAGGTTACGGCGTTTGCGGCTCGGGACTTTGAAGCCACCAGGGTACGATACGCAATTTTTCAATCTAAGGTATTGACAAACGAGAACTGCTCTCGTTTGAGAGCAGTCTCTTTTAGTTGAGAGTTATTCGTAAGCGCGAATGATTCTCTTATAGACAGCGCTGTCGGTATCGATTACAAAAATTTTATTTCTACCATCTTGCTTGACTTTGCACGCTTTCAAGCGCTCAAGTAATTTTAAGCTCATCTGCGCTTGACGTGCACCATACTTGCTACCGTCTTTCGCTGTCATTTTTTTCCCAAAATTCGTTGCGTCGCTTTCGAGTACACCACTTGCGATTACTGCAAGCGCTTCACTGAATGAATGTTCGTCGTCTACTTTGCGTTTTTGTACAAAGCTAATCATTAGCTCTGCGAACTTTCGCAAGCTGTAAGCGTCGCTTTCAATATCGCGTATCTGTAGCTCGCTAATCTTAAGCTGTGCTACCTGCGACGCTACAGCGTCAAGCAAGTGTGCATTGTCTATCATGCGCGCTATATATTTTGCGTGCGTACCAGCGCGTTTTGCGCTTGCTAGTAGCTCTTTTTGTTCGTCGCTGCTTTGCTCGCTTGCAGCACGTTCAACAAAGCTCGCTTGCTCAGCAGTGCGCGCAGCGTGCATAGCGGTAATCAGTTCTACAACAGCGTTTTTATTCATGCTCATGATATTCTACCTTTAATAAGAGTGATTCGCATTTGGTGGTGTTTACCGTTTTGCTGTTCGGTGAGATCATTATACATCGACTATGAACAGATACAACAAAAAAAAGGTAGTTTTATGAGAATAAAAAAGCATAAAAAGACTTTTTTTATGCTTTTAAAAAGCTTTACTTTTTGCTTTTTATCATGGTGAAAAGCGCAAAAATAAAGATTGACTTTTAATTTTTATTGTGTTGGGGATTGCGTTTGAGGATGAGGACAGGAGCATTCGCATTTACATTTGAGGATGAGGACAGGAGCATTCGCATTTACATTTGAGGATGAGGACAGGAGCATTCGCATTTACATTTGAGGATGAGGACAGGAGCATTCGCATTTACATTTGAGGATGAGGATGAGGACAGGAGCATTCGCATTTGAGAGTATCCGCATTCCCGTCAAGATTCCCGTCAAGATTCCCGTCATGCGGGCCGTTCGCATTCGCGTTAGACGGCGCGTATAGAATTTCTATTGACCGCTCCTTCTTATAAAAGAGTCGCCTTATATCATAGCCGCGGCTATAGCCGCCTTGGGCCGCCACGGCAACCCAGCCCGACCGACCCGGGATTAAGCGCCGCCTTTCTCATCGGCTGCCAAGGGATTTCTTTGCCGCGGGTTTTAGCAGATTGTGAAAAAGCGGGCATGGCCCGCTTGGTGATTAAAGTGAGGCGAGCTGTTCTGCGATAAGCCCGCGAATGTGCTTCCCTCTTGTCGAGTCTTCTTGTTCCCACAATTCGGTAAATTCATCTGCGGCATCAACAAGGTTGTTCGTTGAAATTTTCTCTTCTGCAAACAAGGCACGCTGAGCGCATTCACGAAACCGTCTGTGCGCCGCTAGAAAGCTGTTTAGAGTGTAGTTGCGGTTATGTTCCGCCATGTTGCTTTCTGCGTAGCAGAGCCGCACCAGATAGCTTTGCGGGCCGTTCTGAGTGAATTTAACGGAGGCAACAAGTGAGTGATATTCAGAAACGGTAACTGCGGTCATGGTGTGTACCCTGGTGGTGGTGTTTCAGTGAGAACATTATCTCACTGAGTCAAAGGTCGCGCATGTACGGGCGCAGGCCAGATTTAGAAGGACTGCTCTTTTTAGGTGATTTGCAGCAGCACGCCCCGGGTGGTGAGCTGGTACAGCCCTTGCGCAAAGTCGTACTGCGCGGCACCGAGAGGGTCTTCTTCAAACAGTGTCAGCAGCTTGTGCCCTTGCTCACTCACAACAACGGCGCACTGTGACATCGGGAAGTAGAAGTAATCGTTGCGCAGGTCGCTACCAACAAACAGCGCGGCAGTCCCGGGTGTACCAAAGCGCGGCGTCAGAATGTTGAACTTTGAGGTTGACGGTGTGCGCATGGTGATGCCCTCAGTACAGCGTGATGCGTTTGATGTGCGCACGGCGTGCGGTTTCTGCAACTTTGTGGTCATGACGCTTGCAGGCGTACCAAAGGCTCGAGAAGCAGAACAGCAGGGTCATAGCGGTAGCAAATTCGATAATAGTCATGGCGTGTACCTTGGTGGTGGTGTGGTGTTTCAGTGAAATCAGTATCTCACTGTCACCAAGGCGTTTAACGCAAGGGCTAAGGCGCAGCGTGGTGAGCCTTGGGGAAACCGCGGTTATCGGTGAAGCGAAAGAACTCCGGAAGTGCGAGTTCCGGAGTTGCTACTTATCTGAATTGAGCGTTGTGCTTTGGTGACATAATTGCGCAAATCAGGTCATACGCTTCTTGCTTGCTGTCGCAATACAAATAGAAATGATTCTTAATTATCTTGTTCTCAGGTTCGTCGCAATTCTTGGTGCTTAAGTCAAAGCAACCTGAGAACACCGATCTGACTGCTTGCAGCGCATGTGGCCGTGCTATTTCTCGCAAAATCCAAGCAGCAGGTTCTAAGCTACCGCACATACCGCTATCACCGGTTGCGCGAACTTCAAGAACGGTTTCTTCGCTACCACCTTCACAGGTCAGCACTTCGATCATGCAAGCGACCTGCTCACCGTCTATACTCAAACTGGGGTGATCTGAAATCACGTACATCAGGTTAAAATCGCGATTCATATCAAAGTCCGGAAACTCTGAAATCATTGCATCGTAGTCGTTAAATCTTTTCATCGGTCGTGTACCTTGGTGGTGTGTTTTACAACGAGTGAATTATCTCACTACTGACAAGGCGCGCAAACACCGGTTTAAGGTTGCTTAGGTGAGAACCGCGGTTGTTAGTGGTACCGAAAAAGCGGGCTAGGCCCGCTTGTGATTAGAGATAAATGCCGGATTTCGCCGCTTGCTCTTTAATGATCTGTCGCAGCGGTTCATCGCGTTTGTGATCTTCGGCCCAGAGTTCGGTGTGTGCCTCTTCGATTTCAAGAATGACTTCGGGATAGATTACTGCAAGGTTCTGCTCTGACTCGATTGTCTCGGCGACGTAGTGCGTAAAAAAGACGTGTGCTTGCGTCAAATTTGTTGAGGTCGCTTCGCGCTGCCGAATGCGAACGCTCGGGTGGTGCGCTTCAATGCTGGCGCGGTAAAGATCAGGCGCTTCTTGTACCAGGCGAACGGTGTAGAAAAATCCGGTGAAGATCGCGGCGGTGGTCTGAGTCATGGCGTGTACCTTGGTGGTGGTGGTGTGGTGTTTCAGTGAAATCAGTATCTCACTGTGTGCGCGGCAGTGAACGCGCGGCAGACGGTTGCTGCGGTGCGTGCCGTGGGAGTGCCGCGGCTTTTACCGAGTAAGGCTTTTCAGCCCGTTGTTGCTATTTCACTTTTGAGCGTTCGATTTGAGCGGTAAGTAATGCGGCAAGTTCTGACTTACCTTGCTGATCGCAGGCAATGTGAAGGGTCATCATCGCTTTGATCAACTCCGGCGCTGTGACTTCACGCTCTGCGATTTTACTTTCAACAGGCGGCACTTGCTTTGCGCCCGTTCTTGGTGTGAGTGTGAAAATACCAGACAGAACGCGAAAGGGATTTGAAGTGTAATTCATGGCGTGTACCTTGGTGGTGAGGTCTGAGCGCTCGTGTGAGCGCTCGTGCGGTGTTTTATTCGAAAGTGAGTTCTGCTGTCAGATCACTAAGAATCAGCTCTGTGCGCAGCGGTGCGTTGTTCATAACGTGATCTACGTCGTTTAAATAACGATATTCACCTGTTTCATCAAACATGCGTTCAATTTCTGCGATTGCGTCGTTTACAAAATAGTCACGCAAGGACTCAAGCTCTGCTTTGTCGTTTTTCTCGTTTTCAAACGAGTATGCAATTTCACCAACAATTTCTTCAGAGGCAGCGTCGTACTCAAATTGCAAAGAAACACCGACGTTTTCGTTTTCGTCTAGCTGATGAAGAACGTACACATTCAAGCGTTTTTCACTTTCTAAGGAAGTTGTCTCAACTCTGTAGTTGAACGTCATTTCTTCGTTGTCGAGAATCTGCTTAGTAATTTTGTGCATAATAAAAACTCTTTTGATTTTTGAATCGCTGTTCTCTCAAGCGATGAGACATATTAACGCATTCACTAAGGCGCACACACTGCGGCGATAAAAGAATTGCGCTGCGCCGGTGCTGTCCCGGTGGTGTGCCGCGGTTCTGACTGCTAAGGCACCGGGTGCGTCAAGCGCGGCGATCACCTGGCCGTGGGTGTGCCGTGGGAGTGCCGTGGCAGCGTGGCGCCGTAATCAATGAAGTGAGATTACAACCTCACTTCACTAACAAAGCTCGCCTTATATCATGGCCGTTCCCATGGCCGTTCTCATGGCCGCGGCTATGCTCGGCTTAAAGCGCAAGCCCGGCGCTCAACCGGGTCTGCTTCATTAACGTCGCGGCTCAGAGATGGACGACGTGGGGATGCCCGTCTTCAAACGCTTCTAAGGCTAAATCTCGCCTCCAAGGTGCGTTGTTGGAGTCCCGGGGACGAACGATAAACGCATTCTGCGGACCTTCTGCGCCTTCGTAGAAATTATTCTCCCAGCGCTCAAGGTGCATTACCGTTGCGGGACAGTGACTGTGACCGCCGCACTGCGTCATGTCGCAATCGGTAGCGGACCAGTCGATACCGATGGTGCCTCCAATTGCAGACTCTTTGATGCGCTCCCGCAGATTCACTCTGCGCTGAAGAGGGTCTTCGCCGTCGCTGAATGCCTTCTTGAATGCTTTGACAAGTCTTTTGCGGGCTGCTTCGTTTAACTGATTCATGGCCGTGTACCTTGGTGGTGTGGTGTATTTCTTCAACGCGAGTAGTATCTCACCGCTGCGGTGGCTCTACACACGCGGGCGCAGGCCACATTCGCAAGGACCGCTCTTATTCAGCTGCGGACAACAGGGCCCCAATAGGGCTTCGGCTGCTGCTTACTCAACCACTCGTCGTATTGCGCTTGCTGCGGGTCTACTACCTTTACCGGCGTGCGCTTGCGACGGTTACCAAACAGCGCGAAACGCTCACGCGGGCTCATGTCGGCAGCGTACAAGTCCGGCTTACCGTTTGCTTGAACCCAGGCTGCTGCGTCGGCGGCTAATTTTTCACTCAGGGCTTTCTTTGTCATAGTGTTGATTTCAAGGTTGTTCATGGTGTGTACCTTTTAACAAGTGGTGAGGTTGTTATCAACGGGCGCTGGTGCGCTTTTGGTGACTACCGCTGACAGATACATGATCTCATGGTGTACACGGCGTAGAATGCGCGGCAGAAGGGTGTAAAACAGC